TTTGTGAGGCAGAAGTAAGCCCTCGGTGATAAACAGCCCAATCGCCTGTAGAGTCAGTTCGTTTAACAATAACGCAGCCAGGAGTTGAACCTAAGTTGTGAGCTATCGTTCTAGCCGTACCATTCCCCGTGTACGTCACCACATCAAAGAACTTTGCTTGCTTGCGAAATGTCCATGAGGCGTAGGTAGCAGCGTTTGTATTTAGCTTTGCTAACGCACCTAGACTAAAGCCGTTGCTATTGAAAGTAGTCAGACCAGTTGATTGTGTTGTCTGTGCAGCCGTTGAGTTAGATACAAGGTCAAATGTTGCACCACGAGCAGTATCGTAAAGCGCATGGTCAGTAGCACCAGAGCGACCTTTGAGCCAAACTAGACCGCCTTTACCAGTAACAAGCGTATCCAATGGAAGCGCGGCAGTCGGAGCGGTAAAGTTAGCTGTATACCGAGCTGTTCCATTCGTTATACGGAAATCGTCTATGTAACCTTGCAGTGGGTATTGGGCACTGCCGGCACCGTTTTCACGATCTCCTATATACCAGTTATACCCCGTGTTTGGTTGGGTTGTATTTGTAGTGCTGGCGTCTAACGTGCCGTTTATAAATAGCCGTTGCGTTGAACCTTGTTTTGTTAGCGCGATGTGATACCAAGTATTTGTTGATAGAACAGTTACCCCAGTTAGTAAGATAGAGCCTCTCGCGTAGTACTCAACATAGCCGGAAGAGTTTATCCAAAACTCGGTCATGCTTGTGCCAGCCGTTCCGCTTGAGCTAGTGTCAAATAATATTTGGTACGAAGTTATCCTAGACGGGTAAACCCACATTTCAATTGTGAAGTCGCCCACCAAATCTAATTTGGTTGCAGCCGGAACAACTATTCTGTCGCCGCTACCATCAAAATAAATTGACCCAGTACCGTATTTTTTTACGCTGGTGTTTACGGACGTATTGCCTTCAACTGTAAGTGTGCTTGGTACAGGTGATGAATCTGTTAAGGTATCCCCTGTCAACTGTAAAGATGTACCGTTAGCCGCGCCATTAGCTAATTCAATACCATTATTGATATATTGTGACGTTCCGTTACCTGTGTACAAGTACGTTGAAAATACGTCCTCAACGTAGTTCGCAGCAGCCGGAGATGCCGCCTTTGCTGCACCTAAGAGCTTATTAGCCAGCATCAGTTATTCCCCACTCGCGCGCCGTACACCTGACCGCCAACTTTCCACAGCACGATCGTTGTATAGCCTGTCGTAGTCAGCGTAGGCGCAGAACCTGAGTCTGTTTCCCACACAACACCAGAGCCACCAAATGTCGCATCAGTCCACGTTAAGGCATAAGCAGTACCGTCATCGACCATCAAGGTAATCGCTTCACCATTGGCAAAGTTAGTCGCCTTTGGTGTACGGCTTGCACCCAAAGTAATCAACTGAATCGAGCCATTGCCGGGGTCGATCTCAAACGCTGCGCCGTCAGTAATCGTGTAAACGTCCTCAAGGATCGTTCCAATGATTGCTGGATCAGTTAGCGTCTTATTGGTCAGTGTCTCAGTACCAGTCGGGCTAACGTAATCCGTACCAGCAACCGCATTCGCCAGCGCGCCGCCACTGTTTGCTTTTAAAAGCGCTGTACCAGACGGCGGAGCGAGGTAATCGGTACCCGCAGTGGCGTTCGCCAACGCGCCGCCACTGTTTGCTTTCAGAATCGCGGTGCCTGAAGGTGGCGCTAAGTAATCGGTACCAGCAGTCGCCGCAGAAAACGCGCTCTGACCGTTACCCTTAACAATGCCAGTCAAGGTCGACACGCCCGTGCCGCCGTAGGGCACGGTAACCTCGGTGCCTTTCCAGACACCTGTCGTCACTTCGCCGCTGTCGTTAACGACGAACGATGAGTTCTGTACTAGCTTGCCCGTCGTGCCATCGAACCTGGCCACCGCATTGTCGGTCGATGAAGCAGGGCCAACAACATCGCCCGATCCACCACCGCCAGACGCTGCAACGGTAATCGAACCGTCTGCATTCGTGATCGTGATGCCCGTGCCTGCGGTCAGTTTGGCGTTTTCCCAATAGCCGGCTGTCTGATCGTAGATCAACAGGTCACCAGCAGTCGGTGTGGTCACCTTGACGTTATGCAGCTCGTCAATTTCCCAGCCGTTATTGATGTTCAAGAAAACTTCACCGCTAGATGCGTGCGACTTGACCACCCAGCCCATGAACACAGTGTGCGCTGGGGCAGAAGGACGCGTCGCCGTAAATGCGCCGGCGGTCTGCGAGAGATATACATCATCGCCCGCTGTAAACGCGCTGGTATCAAATCCGCGAATAACACCGAACGTCGTAACAAAACCTTCCGCACCGTTGCTAATGTTCTCCGACGCCACACCAAGCGTTGCGGCAGACAGTGGTTCCGAATCCGCATCGGCCAACACGATCGATGGGCGCTGACCTTGCGCGCCATTAACCGCGACGATTTGCCCTTTGTTGATCGTTGAACCCGAGCCGTTATAAGACAGCACGACGTTCTCTTGACCAACATCCAGGACGACATTGCCGCCCTTTAGGCCGATAGACGCGGTGCCGTCGCCGTCGTTCCAATACAGACGACCGACTGCTGACGACGCTGCTGCTGCCGTGTCCATGTCGATCGAATCAACCCCCGCCACCGCGCCAGTGTCCGACACCGTGACGACGGAGTTTTGAATCAGCTTGCCAGTCGTCGTATCGAACCGAGCAATCGCGTTGTCTGTTGCTGAAGCAGGACCAACAACGTCGCCTGAACCCGCAGGCGTACCCCATGACGCGTCCGTACCGTCAGTAGTCAAAAACTTTCCGGCGTTGCCTGTCTGATCGGGCAGGGATGCCCCACCACCGCCACCACCGCTGGCACCTTGATTGATGATGACCTTCAAGCGATCGGAAATGTCTGGCGGCAGAATCTCGCCGACGTTCACTTGGCGGCCATTCGACAGCTCAATCACCAAGCTGTTGTCGAAATCAAGGTACGCATTGATGACCGACACGCCATCTTGACCGTCGATACCGTCTCGACCTGCCGCACCGTCGCGGCCAGCACGTCCAGGCGCGCCGTCCTTGCCATCACGACCGTCACGACCAGGCCGACCGTCAACACCATCGCGGCCATCGACACCATCACGGATGTTTGCGATGCGATTCTCGAGAGCGACTGCGATATCGTCGTACTTACCCTCAATCGACGACTTCATTTGCGTCAATGCTTGCAAAACTGCCTGAACATTGTCGCTCAAGCGTTTCTTCTGCATCTCGCGCGCTTCGTAGACCGCATTGCTCGCGCTCTTTAACGTCAGATCGTCGTCGTCGAGTTCAAAAACCTTTTCGATGTCCATTATTTAAGCCCTTCCTTGAGTTCTTCTAGAAACTGGTTCTCAAGCCCAGCTATACCGTCGCGTGCTTTGGACATCTGCAACTCGACAATCTTGGTTTTGTTCTTGATATCGGCTTCTTTCAGCATCAACTCCGCGACCTTAACGCGTTTGTCGAACTCTTTAGAAGCAACATCCGCCTGATTCGGCAAGTTTTGCGTCGTGGCCGACATGATCTTCGCTTCCGTCTCGACGGGCTTCAATCGTGCCTCGATCAACGTCTTCGTGGCCTCTGCACGGTTCTGTTCTGCCTGCGTCTGATTGACCGCAATCTGTGCCTGCGCTGCTTGCAGTGCGAGCTGCTGCTGCATCTGTGCCATCTGCTGCTGTTCTGGGTTCGGCTGCGACATCTGATCAAGCGCTGACATCAACTCCATGCGATTCGACAGCGAGCTGTTGGCCACGATGCCCTTCAAGATGATCGGCAGCACCGGTGTGTTCGGCCCCAAGGTCTGCAACAGCGAGATGAACTGCGCCTGCTCGTACTCGCGCGCGATAATGCCCAACGTCGCAGTCGGCACGAAGTTCATATCGACCGATGGATAGCGCTCGGGGTCAAACTGCATGTACCTAAACGCCGCCTTCTTGATAAACGGCACCAAGAAGTCTTCTTGGAAGTTCACCAGCGTGCGTTTGTACTTCTTAATGATCGATGCAACGGCCATCGACATGCCCGCACCGCCGCCATCGCGTGCAACCTGACTCACCATACCCTGTGAATCAAGCGTGCCGGTGGCTTGCAGCAGCATGTTCTCAAACTTCGCTGCGGTGGCCAGGTTGTCGTTGCTCGTTTGACCAAACTTGAACGGGAACAGAATCTCGTTCGGGTTACCGTTGGTCAGTATCGCCTTGCCCGGCCGCACTTCGAACTTCATCCCGCGCGGCAGACGCGTCGCATCCATCGCCATCATCGGTGAAGAGGTCAGTGCCAGATTGTCCAGGTGCGAGCGCACCTCGGCGTCGATCGCCTTCTGTGAGTTGTACGCCTTCTCGACCGTCCCGCGCCCTGGCAGACGGTTCGGCACCGTGTCGTTCTGGTACGACAGCAGCGGACGATCCTTCATCATGTAAGGATTCTCTTCCGCCTTCAACAGTAGCCCGTCATTGGCGATCACTACGATCGCCTCGACCATGTCTTGATAGTCTTCGGCCGCCGAATCTTCCGGGAACAGCTCAACGACGTCTTCATCGTTGCCTGTTAAGTACTCACGCGGCACCAGACCGTAGTAGGTCAGCAGTTTGACCTTCTCATCCTGGTACTGACTGATCTCTTGCGTGGGTTCTAACTGCGTTTCTTCGTAGGTCGGGGTGATGTTGACCTTGCGATAGATGCCGCGCTCGATGTTGCGCACCACCTTGTGGATCGATACGTACTTCTCGACCGCCACGCCCATGCAATCGTCGACGCTGGTGCCGTTCGGGTCCCACAAAAAGTTTTTCGGGTTCACCGGCACCAGCTTGACCGACACGCGCGGCTTCTCTAGCACGCCAATGGCCGCCTGCCCCATCTGCCCGGGGATCGGCTGCGTCGCTGGGAGGTACTCCTTCTCCATCGACACCATGATTTCGCCCACGCCAGTGCCGTAAATCTCCGCCATCAGCTCGATTTGTTCCATCGATTTGCGGAGTTTGTCCTTCTTGAAGTCCTCCATTAACTGATTCTTGATCATCTCGACGTCCATCGGGTTACCGTCA